GTTTCCCAGTCACGATCCCTAGGGATCGCTTGGTATCAAAGTCGCTTCTTCTCGGGTACGTTAAATCAGCTATCTCTCTCCAATGGCTGTCCCACGTCCCACGTTCGGACTTGAGGTTCTTATATCTCTTTACAATACGCTTTACATCGGCTGCCATATTAAGCCCCTAATACTTTTTTGAGTGCTTGCTGGGCTTGATCGCCGCCAGAAAGTATCGTCCCTTGCTTACCTGATGACGCAACCTTTCTCCTGCGCTCTAATGAGTCAGTGCGGGCTGTCTCTGCCGCCTCATCTGCCGTTGGGGTCTTTGGTGGTTCTGGCAATTTTGGCCCTTTAAGAAAACCGCACATAATTAAACCTCATTTTTTAAGTCTGTAAATTGTACCATAGTTATCAAACCCTAGCTTATTGTAGAGCTTAGCAATGACTTCTCGATCAATACCCGCTGTTTCGCCTAGCCGAATATCATCTATATGCTTTGATTTAGCCCACGCAAGATAAGCCTTAATCAGTCTAAGTCCTGTCATGCCGCCTCTGCAATCAGGGCTTACATAAAGCAATAAATCAGAGGATAGCGTAGCGTCCGAGAAATAGTGGCACCAAGACGCCCCAATAAACATACCCATTACTACGCCGTCAACCTCAGCAACAAACCCGCACATATTATCAGATGCTACGATTTCATCGCCCAGCGCAAAACATTTTTCCGGTGCGTAATTAAATTCACTGTATTCTGATTCTAGGTGCATTCTAGCGCCCAGCTCTGTCATTAGAGGGATGTCTGACTTAATCATATCCCTAATCATAGAAAGAACCCGAACGGCGACATCAGCACATCATAAAACATCCAAACCGCTACAGCCATCGCGCCTAACACAACCAGCCACGCTTTTTTAAGAATTTCCATCACTTTACCTTTAATGGTCATAAGGATCATAATCTTTTGCGGAATACTCAGACTGCTGAACAAACCGAGTTGACCTTGTTCTACTTCTTTCTTTCGGCTTCCACATACACATCATCACTGAATCACCCATATTAGGTGATGATATTTGCAGCTTAGCCATGTCTTGCTTACTCATTATCTGAATCAAACCGCTCGGGTTGTTTTTAGCTGGTATACGACACAACTCAGAGCGCAACGATTCTATGTTATCAATACCCTCAGAATTCAGACTAATCATCTCATCAACATCTGAATGGATGCCCATCGTTATCATCTTGTACGTATTATAGAACCTATCCGCTAAATCTGTGTAATATTGAGATCTGTTGTTTTTAAACGTCTCAGCGTATGTGAACACGCTCTCACCAGGCGCTTTAGCATCTTTTAGATATATATCATCAGCGTTATCCTGTCCGCTTCCAGACAATGAGCCTTTGAACATATGCCATTTGACGCGCGTGCCCTCAAACGCATCAGCAACTTGTCGCTTAAGGCCTGTCCCCATGCCATCACCATCCCACACAAACCAGTCTACACGCTGCCTATGAGATAGGTCTGTTGCCCAGTCGCATTTCTCATCAATCTCACCGCTCTGTTTTTCCTTCACACACTCAATAATAGAGCCGTGTCGTATTGCAAAGCCCGCTGAGTCGTTACCACTGTCGGACGGATCGTGGGCCGCAATCACCGCCCCTCTAGGCTTGAATAGGTGCTTAAATCTTGAATCTTTGTGAGCATCAATCGCAGCATCAAACCATTCGGCTTTAATAATTGCATTGTCAACTTCATCATTGTACTTACCTTCCCATATCCAATCGTACTTGGCTCTAGGCAGGTTCTCTTTATCCCATATGCGCAGCTTCTCAGATTCTTCGCTATGCCACGGATTGTCTCGCCAATTTATAACAACGATTAAGTGGAGGTCATCCTCATAATACCCGCCTCGGTCCAATTGCTTCTGATAAGGTACGATAAACCTTTGAGAGAATGGATCAGCGGATGATTGCGGGTTGGCACCAAACCAACACTCCGCGCCTGGATTACGCAGAATAGTAGGCAGCAACTTATCGATAGATGCCTGACTCATTGTGTGGGCTTCTTCAAACCACGAGTATTTATAGCCTTGCGCTGATTGAATAGAGTCTGGGTTTCGTGCTGCCCCTTTGTACTTTGTCACCGCGCCATTGGGAGCTTCTACACGATCATTAGTGATAGACCAACCTTTAAGCTTTAGTCGTTCCTCAATCGATCCTATGAATACGCGGTGAACAGAGTCGGCTATAGAGTCTTGGAATTCTCGCAAGCAATAGATATCTGCGCCTTCAGTCTCCATCTTAAAAGTAAGCATGTCACCAAACCCAATAGATTTGCCTGAGCTTCGACCGCCTATAGCAACCTTAATCTGCTTGGGAGTAGTGAGGAACTTTTCTAGCTTTTTATTTACTTGGAGTGTCGGCATTCACAAACTCTATAGTCCACTTAGTTTCCACTGGGCCGCCGCCTGGCGCTGATAGCGTCCCCTCTTTCTTATCCGTTAGCCCTAGATCTCTAGCTATAATATTTGAGTTCAATAGATCTGCAGCAGCACCAGAGAATTTCTGATCATAGATAATCGCTTCAATTTCGCTTATGACACCCAAAAAATCATCTTTCTCTCTATAGTTGTCCCAAGTGGAAAGTGCTATATCCAAAAAGATACACAACCCTTGCTTGGTCATTGCGCGCATCTTCATTACAGGTTCTTGAGTAACTACGCCTTGATAGTTAAATGCCTTCATTTCAAAAAGTGGGTTCTCTTCTACCCACTCTAAATATTCATAACAAGCTTGCTTTAAATCTGCTGGCGTTTCAAATATTGGCTTTCTGCCATGAGATGATCTCCGCATCCAATAACGCTCTTTTGTTTTAGTGTTACGGCTCCCTTCAGCCATAATCCTACCCTCTCAAAAAGTGTTGTAGCGCCCAACCCCTAACCTCTATTGTGCAGTTAGCATCAGAGGAAATTTGAAACTTAGCGCCATTATTTAATGTGTTCGCGTCACCCATATAAACCATAGAAAATCTATTTATCTCGTGCGGGCCAGAGTTCTTAAAGTTGGATTCTGAATACAGTAATGTATAAGGCGACCCGCCAACAGCCACTAGTAGTTGGATAGTCACGGTTTGGTTAGGCGATGTAGTCACCACCTCAGCATCAAATCTTATATTAACTTGATCTCCTAACGACAGGTCGGACCAGTCAAACAAATTGGTTGCCACATCCCATAGCTCGCCCACACCTGCTACTTTATATGTTTTGTTTGTAAACGGGCCGAGCCCGTCATTTGTTAGATCAACAAATCCAGCGCCGCCGGTTACTGATATAGGTGTCGTAGCCGTTGCCAGGTCGTTATAATCCATCAGACCCATTCGCACAGTTTCAGCCGTTATAGTTGCGTTATTGATCTTGCCCGCAACAGTCTGATTCCCAGCCTCTAACAAATTTAAATTAGAGTCCTTGCTGGTCTCGTGTACCGTCCTTACATCCTGCGGAGAAATATCGCCTGTCGTGTTATCTGGTAACAGAGAGTCTATTTCTGTTTGTATGTCTGCTCTATTCTTTGCCGCCATGACTACCTCAGTAGCTCAATCGAGCTGCAATTGTTCCTGATGTGAAAACGGAGCAGCGCAAACGCACGAAAATATTCTCAGGATTACTCCCCACCTTTTCCATATCAGCTGCGTATGTTTCTAAAACGCCGGGCTTTGCAGTTACGCCATCAAAGCTTCGCTCCAGAATAACAGTTCCGACCCCTGAGCCCGTAGTGAAGTCAACAGAGATATTGAACTCTCCGGACACTTGCAACCAATCTGTCTGCCCTGTTGCTGCGAATGCTTTTTCAGCTATTCCTACTGTCATGTTATTCACCTATGATAATTGCCTTCAAAGCAATGTCTAATTTCATGTTCGATTATATCAGGATAGCATAAGCTCTTATTTAAGTGCGCAAAGCTGCCGCTTCTTCATTAAACCGCTTTAGGCTTTCAGATATAATCAGTTTTCTAAAACTCACAGAAGCCGGATAAACCGTGCCGACATCTTTTCTGCCTACGGTATGGTAAGAGATGCATAACTCATCATCAAGATCGGAAATATTATTAAGTGTATTTTCCGGCATCGTCTCGACCCCGTTGATTTCTGCATAAAATGTATTCGCATCAAGATCAGCATAAACTGAGAATGTAAAATCAACACCCCTTACTATAGGATATTCAGCAAACCATATATCAGCTGTTGTTTTGCTTCGTATTTGCAATCTGATCGTGTTAGAGCTGGTTACATATACAGCCCACCCGCCCTCACTTGCTCCGTCTGGTGATCCTAAAGATATAATGGTTTCTCGGTTTGATGGTGCGTCTCCATTTAGCGTTATATCAAAATGAGCACCTATAAAGCCGTGTGTCTCTAGCGCCAGTGGCTGATCAACTGAGTATGTATATATAATAGATCTCGCGGGAGTAGCGTTTGTATGAAACCCACCATCATGGCATAAAGAAAACTCCCCATTACCTATAGAGTAATCAATATAAATACCCTCGATTGCTTCGGCATCGGGAAGGGATGGGATTTCAGCCACTGGTAAATCAATATCTACATTGTAGAATATAACCGAACCTGGCTGGCCGTTATCACCAAAAGTAACCGCCAAAGTGCTTGTTGCTTCATCATAAGAAAGCTGATCTGCGGCAGCAGTTATATCGATTGTATTTAGTACAACGCCATCAGATGCCCTGTAAAGCCTACACGTTGATGATCCTTGCGTACTAACCCATATAGCTGCGTTACCGTCATCATACGCACAGCCATTAGCAGCGGCTCCTATATTAATCTCGCCTAATTTAGCTCCTGCGTTTGAAACATGAATAATCTTCTGTTCAGAGGGAGCTGCAAACCAATATGACCCATCAGGCGCAACCGTTACACCCTGAACTGAGCCGCCGTTTGCCAGGGTAGCTCCTGACATATCAAGCTCAGTAACTATTGTTTTTTTATCGGCACTAAGGACAACTAGCGAAGCGTTATTGGGCGCTGCCGCCTCTGTTGCTCGACCATCATTGCCAACGAGCCAATTACCATTTGGAAGTCTATCTAAGCCAGTATTTGTAAATCCCCCAGATGGGTTTTGGCCCTGAGCGCCGTTTGGTAAAAAAGCTGTATCTATTACTGTTGATGTAATCCCGCCCCTTACAACCATCATGCTGGGGGATACTCTGTCAAACACTACCTCATTTGATGAAAATTGAGGAGTTCCTAGTGTTGTGACCGCAAACACATCATCATTATTTAAATTTCTCCATTCTTCTACATCTCCAGAGCTTTCAGATACCTTCCCTTGTTGAGAAAAAAAACGCGCAAACAAACTAGAGAAAGTATCACCGCCCACAACATTCCTAACCGCAGATGAGATGACGTTTCCCATTACCGATCGTGACTGGGAAAC